GATGGGGCACCTTGAACTCAACGGATTCAGAGCTCATCGCGGGCACGTCATGGAAGACGGTATGGACTGCGAACTATTTGAGAAGTTCCAAACTGTCTTCTCGGGACACTATCACACTCGATCGGACGACGGAAAAATCTTCTATCTAGGTAACCCCTATGAAATGTTCTGGAATGATGTGAATGACACTCGTGGTTTTCACATCTTCGATACTGAAACTCTAGAGCACACACCAATCAATAATCCTTATAGAATTTTCCATAATATCTACTACGAAGATAATAATTACAAACTCTTTGATGCCCGTGAGTATCAGGGTAAGATTGTAAAAGTCATTGTCAAGAAAAAGTCTAAACCTAAGGAGTTTGAAAAATTCATTGACAAACTTTATTCTGTGGGAGTTCAAGAACTCAAGATTGTTGAAAACTTTGAAATCCACATAGATGAGGACTTTGAGGTTGATGAGACTGAGAACACAATTTCTATCTTGAATAGATATATTGATGAGGCAGAAATGGAATGTGATAAGTCTATCGTAAAAGGCATTCTGCAAAAAATATATTCACAGGCTTGCGAGGTTGAGTAATGTTTCTTCTCACTCTTAAAGACAGAAAAGACGACGGTGCCTATGCCGTACAAAACAAACGTGGAGAAAAAGTTCTGTTTTTATTTGAAGAAGAAGATGATGCTGAGCGTTATGCTATGATGCTTGAGGATGAAGAAGATTCTACTGAGATGGAAGTTGTAGAAGTTGATGGAGCACTTGCCATCAGGACGTGTAAGATGTATAATTACAAATACGCAGTGATAACACCCAACGACATCGTTATTCCCCCAAGAGTGAATGATAACATTTCAAAAAATTAAGTGGAAAAATTTTCTTTCTACTGGCAACCAGTTCACTGAAGTTAATTTTCAGGAACATCATACAAATCTTATTGTTGGAACTAATGGTGCCGGTAAATCCACCATTCTTGATGCTCTAACGTTTGTTCTTTTTAACAAACCATTTCGGAGGATTAACAAACCACAACTAATCAACACTGCAAACGAACGTGAGTGTTTAGTTGAGATTGAGTTTACAATTAATAATCGTCAGTATACAGTTCGTCGTGGTATCAAACCATCAGTGTTTGATATTGTTGTGAATGGTACTCCATTGCACCGTGAAGCAGATGATCGTGCAATGCAGCGTATTCTGGAAGAAAGTATTTTAAAACTTAACTATAAGTCTTTTACTCAGATTGTTATTTTGGGTAGCAGCACCTTCGTGCCTTTTATGCAATTGACTTCTGCAAACCGTAGAGAAGTTATTGAAGACTTATTGGACATTCGCATCTTCTCTGCGATGAATAACATTCTCAAAGATGCTATTAAAGAGAAGAAGTCTCAGATTAAGTCCCTTGATTTGAAAAAAGAGACTCTTAAGGATAAGATGAAGATGCAGCAGAACTTCATTGAAGAACTGGAGAATCGTGGAAATGCCAATATCAATACCAATAAAGAAAAGATTGCCAACTTAGATAAAGAAGTTGGTGTTTATATGGGAGAAAATGATACTACTGAAGAGCAAATCCATTCACTCACAAAAGAGCAAGAGATGCTTATTGGTGCTGGTGATAAGTTAGTAAAGCTTAACAATCTCAAAGGTAAAATCTCTCAGAAAGTATCTGCTATTACTAAGGAACATAAGTTTTTCAACGAAAATACGGTATGCCCTACCTGCACTCAGACCATTGAAGAGGAGTTTAGGTTAAATAGAATTAGCGACGCTCAAAATAAGGCAAAGGAACTTAAAGATGGGTATGAAGAACTTGAATCAACAATAAAGTTCGAACAGGAGAGAGAGCGTCAATTCAATGCACTTTCAAAGGAGATTACAAAACTAACACATGGCATTTCTCAAAACAATACTCGGATTAGCCTCAACCAGAGACAAATCAGAGATCTTGAGCATGAAATTCAAACAATTGCCGAGAACCTTGCAAACCGAAATTCTGAACATGAGAAGTTAGAGGAATTTAGAACCAATCTCCAAAAGACAATAGAAGACCTCTCCGACAAAAAACAAGAAATCGTTTATCACGATTTTGCCTACTCCTTACTTAAGGATGATGGTGTAAAAACGAAGATCATTAAGAAGTATCTTCCGTTCATAAATCAGCAGGTCAATCGTTACCTACAGATGATGGACTTTTACATTAATTTCCATTTGGATGAAGAATTTAACGAAACAGTAAAATCACCCATTCACGAAGACTTTTCTTATAGTTCCTTCAGTGAGGGTGAGAAAATGAGAATCGACCTTGCCCTACTCTTCACCTGGCGTGAAGTAGCGCGTGTCAAAAACTCTGCCAATACAAACCTGCTGATTATGGATGAGGTATTTGACTCTTCCCTTGATGGCTTCGGCACCGATGAGTTCCTTAAGATTATCCGTTACGTCATCAAAGACGCTAATATCTTTGTGATCTCTCACAAGACAGACCTTCATGACAAGTTTGAAAACGTTATCAGATTTGATAAGGTCAAAGGATTTAGTAAGATTGTTTGATGGCAACATACAAACATCTTCCGACTGGTAAAAGATTTTTATTTGTCCATATTCCAAGAACAGCAGGTAGGTTCTTTGAAGCAAACCTGAAAGAACAGAACTTTGTTTGGGATGATCATTTAGGGACGGACAAACCATACTTTCTTGTGCATGGAATAGAACTTGCACACTTTCACAGAGAATACTATGAGAAGTATTTGGATGTGAAAGATATTCCACATATAACCATTGTTAGAAATCCAATTGATAGGTTTTTCTCTGGATCTATGTGGATGAGAAAAATGTACGGTGATGATATTGATGAAATGCTTGAAGATGAATACCTTTTCAATAGCATGATTCACAATTTTCCTTTCCCCGAAGCAGTTAATTGGTTCAGGCAACAAGTTGATTTTGTCTCAGACAAGACACATGTATGGAAATTTGAGAATGGATTTGGAAAAGACTTCGCTGACTGGGTTTCCCATATCATAGATTTGCCATTTGAGATTCTTGATGTGACACCTGCTAAACTGGTTATTGATGAGACTAATAAGGTTGTCAGGTCTGCTAAAATCATAGATAATGTAAGGAACTTCTACAGGAGGGACTTTGAGCAACTCTACCCCGAACTGGCAACACCACTCTAAGAAGGAGCAGAAGCGGAAACTGAAACCGCAAGCACTCCGACAAGCAAAAGCACGTCGCCAAGCACTCAAGAAGCGTCTCTCACAAGACGCTTCTTTTTTTATAAATATTTAAAAAATTTTTAGAGCAATGAATTCGCAAGATTTTTACAATCTCCAAGAGGCATATTCCAGCATCTATGAAGGATATGGTAAAGGAAAGGGGATGGAAGATGAAAAGGAAGATGAAAAGGAAAAGGATTGCGTTGATAAAGAAGACAAAGGATCTCATAATTGTGCTAAGAAAGTCTGCCATGAGCAATTTGGTGAAGGTGTAACCATTTTTGGTGAGCACGCTGAACCTGATGAAGATGGATTTGTAAGTCACTATGATGTCCTGTTCAATCATGGTGTTGAGAAAATGGTTCCAGTAAATGAAATGGAAGTTCTTGTGAGTGAGTCACACCCTGGTCATGGTGGTAATAAGCCAATGATGGCACACTATGAGGTAGAAGGTGAGCAACTCACCGAAGAGATGATTGTTGAGGAGATGGGTAGTTACGTTTATGATCTTCTTGAAGGTTACCTGATGTCTGAAGGTGCTACTGAAGAAGAAGTAGCATACATCGTTCAAAATAATATGGAAGAATTGATTGATGAAGGAATACTTGGTGCAGCATTGAAAGTTGGTGCTAAACTTCTTAAGGGTGGAAACCTTTTGAAAGGTGCAAAGGCTGCTATTAGTGGTGCGAAGAATGCAAAAGGTGTTGTTAAGTTAGGAAAACTTGGATCTGGCAATGTAACAACTGCGGGTGCTAGGATGGTACCAAAAGCAGGAAGTAGAGCTGCAGAACTTCAAGCAAAATATGGTACTGGTTTAGAAAGAAGTGCGACTTCTGCCAAGAGACAAATTATTGATAAAGCTAGATCCCGAGTAAATGCGGCACAAAAGCAATTTGACATGGGAAATGCATCTCAATCATATGTTGATAAGGCTAAGACAGCACTTGACAAGTATTTGAAAGCTGGATACAGTAAGTATGGTGCTGATCTCCCTACGGCTGGTAGAGGTTCAAAAGCAGCCAGACGTGCTGCGAACCTTACTAACAAGAAATGATATAAGACACTTTTTAAACTGTCCACTGGGAGGTCTTCGGACCTCCTTTTTTTGTATAATAGGTCCATACGCAACAGACCTATGGCAGTCAATCACGAAATCAAGTCCCAACTCGCCAAACTTCTTGCTACCGAAGACCTTGTGGTTGAGCACAAGAAGGTGGAGACCGCACAGTTCAATGTGCATACTCGTGTATTGACTCTGCCGATGTGGGAGAAGGCAAGCAATATCGTATATGATCTTCTGGTGGGTCATGAGGTTGGACATGCTCTCTACACTCCTGATGAGGATTGGTTGAAGGAGCACAAGATTCCCCCACAGTTTGTAAATGTGGTTGAGGATGCCCGTATTGAGAAACTGATGAAGCGTCGGTATGCTGGACTTGCCAAGACATTCTATAATGGATATAAAGAACTGTCTGAGCAGGATTTTTTCCAACTAGAAGATGAGGATATTGATACTTATAATCTTGCAGACCGTGCCAACTTGTGGTTCAAGATTGGTAACTTTGTAGACATTCCTGTTGAGCGTGGTGAAGAAACGGAAATCATCAATATGATTGCCGATACCGAAACCTTTGCTGATGTTTTGATTGCTGCTGAGGCACTCTACAAGTTCTGTAAGCAAAAGCAGGAAGAAGAAATGAAGACTCCTATGGATGATCTGGAGTCTCAGACTTCTGGTTCCAATCAAGGTGCTTCTGACTTCTCCGATCAACCTGAAGGTGAGAATGAGAGTGAACAGGAGCAACCTGGTGAAACTGACTCTTATGGTGGCACTGCCGAGCAGCAACAGAAAACCGCACCTGTTGGTGGTGAGCAGAATGAGGAACCTGAGATCAAGACTGCTGATTCTTTGGAAGAGGCATTAAAAGATCTTGCCAACATGGATGGTTATGAGAATGTTTATCTTGAGTTGCCTAAGGTTGATCTGAATAAAATTATTGTTTCTAACTCTGAAATTCATTCCAAGTGTGATGAGTATTGGGGTTCTTGGCTCCAGGAGCAAGAATATTCTGAAGATGAAATCTTTGGCGAAATCGATCGTAAGTTTGTAGAGTTCAAGCGTTCCGCACAGAAAGAAGTAAACTATCTGGTCAAAGAGTTTGAGTGCCGTAAGGCAGCAGACTCCTATGCCCGTGCTACTACTGCCCGCACTGGTGTTCTGGACTGCACTAAACTTCACACTTACAAGTACAATGAAGACCTTTTCAAGAAGGTCACTACTCTTGCTGATGGTAAGAACCACGGTCTGGTGTTCATCCTTGACTGGTCTGGTTCAATGTGTGATGTGATGCTGGACACTGTGAAGCAATTGTACAATCTTGTGTGGTTCTGTAAGAAGGTCGCTATTCCCTTTGAGGTTTATGCTTTCACCAGCGACTATCCTTTGGTGAAGTATGATGAGGACAATAAGGCAACTATTCGTGAACTTTCTTACAATAAGCGTGATGGTTTGGTTCAAGTTGGTGAGTGGTTCTCTATGATGAATTTGCTTACCAGTAAAGTAAATGGTAAGACTCTTGAGCATCAGATGAAAAATATTTTCCGAATCGCTCAGTCATTTAAATATGATTACCGCACGATTTCCTGCCGTTACAATATTCCTGTTGGATTGAGTCTGTCTGGAACTCCTCTGAATGAGGCAATGATTTCTCTTCATCAAATTCTCCCCAAGTTCCAAAAGGAGAACAAACTTCAGAAGGTTCAGTGTGTTGTTCTGACTGATGGTGAAGGAGCAATGCCTAAGTATCATCGTGAAGTTCAACGTCGATGGGAAGAAGAACCTTTCATGGGTACTGCTCACATTGGACCTAATGCTTTCTTGCGTGATCGTAAGACTGGTAATACTTATTCTTGTGATGTTGATTGGTGCGGATTTACTGATATTCTCCTTCGCAATCTGAGGGATAATTTTAAAGATATCAACTTTATTGGTATTCGTATTGTTGAGTCTGGTGCAGGCAATTCCTTTATCCGACGTTACTATGGATACTATGGTCCTGAATATGACAAGATCTCAACTATTTGGCGTAAGGAAAAAGCAGTCTCCATTAAAAATTCTGGATATCACACTTATTTCGGTCTTTCCGCAAATACCCTTGCTAGAGATGCTGAGTTTGATGTTGCCGAAGATGCAACTAAAACTCAAATCAAGAGTGCTTTTGTGAAAAGTCTTAAGTCTAAGAAGATGAACAAGAAAATTCTTGGGGAGTTTGTGGAACTTATTGCCTGATAAATAACTAAAAATATAGTTAAAGAAAAATGAGTAGATTTGGAGATTTGCTGAGGGGTGCATCTGCTCCAGCACCCACACCAGAACCTGTTGTTGAGGCAGCACCTGCACCAGAACCTGTTGTTGAGGCGGCACCTGCACCAGAACCTGTTGTTGAACCAGTTGCTGAGGTAGAACTTAAGAAACCAGCTCCACTTAAAAATGCTTCTAAACCATCACTACGCAGAATTAAGTGAAACCACTTTTCAAACCGTCCACTGGGGGTCCTTGTGACCCCCTTTTCCGTATATAATAACTTCAGTTGAAAAAGACAACCCAAACAAATGACCATCTCTGCTGACTACATCATCACTTCTCTTCAGGCAGTTTACGGCGAGTCCGTTACTGCTGCTGATATTCGTGGGTGGTGTGCTATGAATGGTTCCAACTACCAGACTGTTACTAAGAAACTGGATCAATATAAAACTGGTCGTGGTAAGTGGAATCTGACTATTCAAGAGGTGCGTGAGCAACTTGAAGAAACTGTGAAAGCACCTGCCGCTATTCCTGTCATTGAACAAAACCTCATTCCCGAAAAAGATGATACCTTCGTCAAGTTTGGTAACTTTGCTGATGTTAAGAAAATTATTCAGTCCCGTCTTTTCTATCCAACGTTCATTACGGGTCTGTCTGGTAATGGTAAAACGTTCTCTGTTGAGCAGGCATGTGCTCAGTTGGGTCGTGAACTGATCCGTGTAAACATTACTATTGAGACTGATGAAGATGACCTTATCGGTGGTTTTAGGCTTGTTGATGGGAATACTGCATGGCATAACGGTCCCGTCATCGAAGCACTGGAGCGAGGAGCAATCCTTCTCCTGGACGAAATCGACCTGGCTTCCAATAAAATCCTCTGCCTCCAGTCCATTCTAGAAGGCAAGGGTGTCTTCCTTAAGAAGATCGGTCGCTGGGTGAAACCTGCCGCTGGTTTTAACGTTATCGCCACTGCTAACACTAAAGGTAAGGGTTCTGATGATGGACGCTTCATCGGCACCAATGTCCTCAATGAGGCATTCCTTGAGCGTTTCCCTGTGACCTTTGAGCAGTCCTATCCTTCTCCCTCTATTGAACATCGTATTCTTGAGGGTGTCGCTAAGGACCTTGGTGTGAGCGATTCTGACTTCTGTAAGCGCCTGGTGGACTGGGGAGATATCATCCGTAAGACTTTCTATGACGGTGGTATTGAGGAGATCATCAGCACCCGTCGCCTGGTCCATATCATCCGTGCCTACAGCATCTTCAACGACAAGGCAAAGGCAATTCAAGTTTGCGTCAACCGCTTTGATGATGAAACCAAACAGTCCTTCCTGGAACTGTATGATAAAGTTGATGCTGATTTCCAACTTCCAGTTGCACCTGAAGCACCTTTCTGATATAATGACTAATAACTGGGTGCAGGAATATCTTGATTCCATGTACCCTGATATTCCAAACAACCTTGACGAACCTATTGTTATGGACGAATACCCCTATTCGATGAATGAATTTACTGGATCTCATGTCCGTGGTGGAATGGGAAACGACCACATTACTTTTAATCTCAATATGAGTGAAGATATTATTAAAAACTCTCCCAGCACTCCTTGGAAGTACAACGAAGAAGAAATCGTAAAAGAACTCCTTGAGTACATCCGTGGCACTTACAACCAGCATTATTCTGCTGGTGATCAAAAGATCCAAACTTTGGATTTGATCGAAGCATGTGGCGATGGTGAGGCATTCTGTCGCAGCAATATCCTCAAGTATGCTTCCCGTTATGATAAGAAGGGAAGTGCCCGCCGTGACATCATGAAGATTCTGCACTATGCTGTTCTTCTGCTAAACTTTAACGATAAAAACGCCGTTCGTGAAACCTACAACCAATGAGCAATATGAAACTCTCTGACAATACCCTGACTATCCTGAAGAACTTTGCTGGGATCAACAATTCGATCTTGGTAAAGGAAGGAAACCGTCTTCGCACGATTTCAATGGCAAAAAATATTCTTGCTGAAGCGGATATTACTGAAGAGTTCCCCCGCGACTTTGCCATTTATGATCTCAACCAGTTTCTGAATGGTCTGAGTTTGCACCAAGATCCTGACCTGGATTTTAAGGAAGATTCTTATTTGAGCATCCGTGAAGGAAAGCGTCGTGTAAAGTATTTCTTTGCAGATCCCAACGTAATCACTTCTCCTCCAGATAAAGATATTCAACTCCCCTCTCAAGATGTCTGCTTCCAACTGGATAGTGCTTCTCTTGAGAAACTGGTGAAAGCAGCAGCAGTTTATCAACTTCCAGATCTTTCTGCAATTGGTGAAGCTGGCGTTATCAAACTGGTGGTTCGTGACAAGAAGAATGATACTTCTAACGAGTATGCCATCGTTGTGGGTGAAACTGACCAAGAGTTTACTTTCAACTTCAAAGTAGAAAACATCAAGATTATTCCTGGTGCTTATGATGTTGTAGTGTCTTCTAAACTGCTTTCTCAGTTTACTAACACTAAGTATAATCTGACTTACTACATCGCTCTGGAACCTGATTCCACTTTCGGTTGATGAGACACATTCTTTTTACTTTAAAGGGTTGTCCACAACATCTTCTGGATGATGAGGAAAAAGTTACGGATGCTCTTGCCGAAGCAAGTAGAAAGTGTGGGTCTACCCTTCTTGGCATGACATCACATAAGTTTCAACCACAGGGAGTAACTGCCGTTGCTCTCCTTGCCGAGTCTCATATCTCTATGCACACTTGGCCAGAAAAAGGTATGGCAGTATGTGACGTTTTTACTTGTGGTGAGCATACAGATCCTCGCAGGGGTGTAGAATACTTGTATTCATCCATGCGGGCAACCGATATGGTTTGTAATGAATTTGTCAGACCTTTAGAATGAATATTTTTGTCACAAATCCTTTCCCTGCTGAAAGTGCTATCGTCCTTCCTGACAAACACATTGTCAAGATGCCGCTTGAGTGCTGCCAGATGCTTAGTATTATTGCTTCTCCCTGGTATCATGATTACGGAGTTCTTCCCAAGCAAGATGGCACTGCCTACAAGACAGAGAAGGGGGCATTCCGAAACCATCCCTGCACCAAATGGGCAGCAGAGACAGTGGACAATGCCTACTGGCTCATTAAATGGGGATTGAATTTGTGTCAAGAGTATACTTTACGCTATAATAAGACACACTCCTGTGAAGGGACACTGACTCATGCCTACTACCTTTTCCCCAAAGGTAAATTGACAAAAGTAACTCCTTTCGCACGAGCAATGCCTGAGGAATACAAGTTTGATACTAGTATTTCTACCTTTGACGCATACAAGATGTATATTGCATCCAAGCCTTGGGTGAAGGATAACTACCTCCGTATGCCAGAAAGAAAACCAGAATGGGTATGAACTACCAGAAGGGTGATGTTTTCCTTGACAAACATACACACAAGTTGTATATTTTTGATGGGAATGAATGGTTGGAAATTGTTCCTACCTCTGTATTGAAAAAACCTGATTGGACTTGATTATGAGTGATTTTATTTGGGTTGAAAAATACCGTCCTAAAACTATTGAGGATTGTATTCTTCCCGATACCACGAAAGATATGTTTCGTGAGTTTTTGAAAAGGGGTGAAATCCCCAATATGCTTTTGGCAGGTCCTCCTGGTATTGGTAAGACCACAGTTGCCAAGGCACTGTGTAACGAACTTGGAGTAGATGTATATGTCATCAACGGATCCGACGAGGGCAGATTTCTGGATACTGTCCGAAACAATGCGAAAAACTTCGCTTCGACCG